ATTAACAACGAAAGATACAATGAGTGTAGATAAATTCAAAGAAGTTTTTAAAGGTTTAGAAAGAGCACACGGAGTATATGTTCCGGGCGAAATAAAAGACAGCGGTAAACGGGGAGGCAAATCCTTTATAAAAAAGGAACCAGTAACACCACAACACTGGATAGATCACATTGCAGGTAAAGATCCTAGCCTTGGTATTGTTCCTATCATGGATGATTCAACGTGTAGGTGGGGATGTATAGATGTAGATACATATCCTTTAGATCATAAAAAATTAATTATTAATATAGAGAAATTAAAACTACCTTTGATTGCTTGTCGATCAAAGAGTGGAGGTGCACATTTATTTTTATTTATAGATGGTGTTGTATCTGCACAGCTAATGCGAAATAGATTAACAAGCTTTGCTTCTTTGTTAGGTCATGCTGATTGTGAAATCTTTCCTAAACAAATTGAATTGCAAGCAGACAGAGGAGACACAGGAAACTTTTTAAACTTACCTTATCATGCAGGTGATGACACCATGCGTTATGCCTTTGATAAAAAGGGAGAGTCATTATCACTAGATGAGTTTCTTTCTTTCGTCAATGAAAGAAAAATTACAGAAGATAAGTTAAGAAACTTTAAAACAAAACAAGTAAAGAAGGTAGAGGAGCTAGAAGATGGACCGCCTTGTTTGCAAACTTTAATTAGTGTTGGCATAGATGAAGGCGGAAGAGATAATGTTTTGTATCAGTACGCAGTCTATGCAAAAAAGAAATGGCCTGAGAAATGGCAAGATAAAATATCTGAATTTAATTTTAAATACATGAAGCCACCACTTGGTCATGCGCAAGTAACCAAGACAATCAACCAACATGATAAAAAAGATTATCAATACAAATGTAAAGATCAACCAATGTGTTCAAGATGTGACGCACCACAATGTCGTTTAAGAAAATATGGAATAGGTGGAGAGTATGAAAGTAAATTTTCTGATCTACAAAAATATGACTCGGATGAACCTGTTTGGTTTTTAAACTTTGAAGAGCAACGATTAGTTTTAAATACAGAAGAACTTTTTGATCAACGTAAGTTCAGAAAGAAATGTATGGATGCATTAACACAATTACCTAATGCACTTAGCCCTGCCGCATGGACCGCAAAGATTCAAAGCTTACTCGAGAACGTAGAGATAATAGAAACACCACCGGAGATAACGAAGTGGGGTCAGTTTGATTCTTATCTGTATTCTTTTATTTATGATCAAGGTGTATCAGATAGAGAGGAAGAGATAGCAATTGAAATGCCATGGGAGAATGAAGGTAAGATATACTTCCAACCTAAAACATTAAAAGAATATTTAAATAAGAAAAGATTTTCTGCTCTTACTTCTACAGAAATGCACGCAAGAGTTATGCAGGATTTAGGAGGAGGATCACATAGAAAAAAAGTTAAAGGTATCACACATTACCTATGGTATGTACCTTCAAAACAAATAGAGCAACAAGATTTATATATACCCGACATGAAAAAGAAGGAGGCGTTCTAATGAAAAAAGAATTTATTGATAATCTAATGGTTCAAATGAAAACTTTGCAAACAAAATTAGATGACGAAATTGAGAGAGAGAAAATAAAAAAGGAAGAATTTAAAGTTAATGATTGGAGAAAAAAAATTGGTAACAATGCTAAATTAACAGGTGATATAAATGAAGCAATTATAATTAGTCATTTAATGAAATCTGGTTGGGATGTTTTTAAAAATATGTCTTGTACAGGTCCAATAGACATGGTTACTTATCACAGAGAAAACAATCAAATAATTTTACTTGATGCTAAATCTTCGGAATCATCAGCGTATTCTGAACTTAGTAAGTGTATACATAAAGAAATATATACTTGTTGGTTCGATGAAAAAAAACAAAAAGTTGTTATTATTAAAGGACAAAACGAATGCCTAGAAATATAATTTTTGGTCCTCCAGGTACAGGCAAGACACATAAACTTTTAACAATAGTTGAAGAAGGATTGGCAAAAGGAATACAACCAAATCAAATAGGATACTTTGCCTACACTCGTAAAGCAGCGAACGAAGCTATCACTCGTGCCGTGAACCGGTTTCCACAATATGATAAAAAAGATTTTAAATACTTTAGAACATTGCATAGTCTAGCCTACATGGAGTTAGGATTAACCGACTCGTCGTTAATGTCCGATGCGGATTATAAAGAAGTATCAGATTTGTTAAATGTAAAGTTATCTAATCCCACAAATAAATATGACAGCTATGGTATGGGGTGGCAGGATGATAAGTTTGTTAACATCATAGACTTAGCAAGAATAAAAGATGTGAGTCTTGAACATCAGTTCTGTCAAAAAGAAACAGGGCATTTGCCTGGAGGTTTTTTAAAGCTACGTAAGATAGCAAAGGGTTTAGAGAAGTATAAAAAACAAAACGGTTTCATGGATTTCACTGACATGATTTTAGAGTTTAATAAAAGAAAAGAAGCACCTAAACTTAAACTTCTTATCATTGATGAGGCACAAGATCTTAGTAGTGTGCAATGGAATATGGTTGATATCTTATCTCAAAATTCTACACACACCTACATCGCAGGAGATGATGATCAAGCTATCTTTGAATGGGCAGGCGCACATCCATGGAGATTTAAACAATTAAAAGGCAACAGAATTATTCTTGATCAATCGTACCGTGTACCGTTAGCCGTGCAACAAAGAGCTAATGCTGTGATCGGACGTGTAGGTGACAGGGTACATAAAGATTGGAAGGCCACGGACCGTGAAGGTTTATTAAAGACCCGTGTTAACCCTTACGCCAATACAGATTTTTTAAAAGATGATTGGTTAATATTAACTCGTACTAATTATTTATTAGACAAGATAGAAGAAGAGTTAAAGACAAGAGGTATATTTTATCAGCGACACAATTCTAAATCAGTAAGTGATCGTTTACTACTAGCTATTAATACATGGACTCGTTTAACAAAAAACAAAACAGTAAAGCTAGATGCAATCAAAGCAATGTATCATTACATGAATGTAGATGTTGGAGTTAGTTATGGATCAAAAACAATGCCACGAGCTAATGAAGAAAAAGAATATACTTACGAAGAGTTAAAAAATAATTATGGTTTACTTTTATCCCCGGAGTTAAGGTGGGATGACGCCCTTGATAGAATACCCCCAACAAAGTTAGCTTATTTATTAGCAGCGTTGAGGCGTAATCAAAATTTAAATCATGAGGCAAGAGTAAAACTTTCTACTATCCATGGATCTAAGGGAGGAGAAGCAAGTAATGTTTTATTATTTTCTGACTTATCTTTTAAAGTTGATGAAGAGTATAGAAGAAATAAAGATGTAGAGAGACGTGTGTTCTATGTGGGAATGACACGAGCAAAAAATGAATTGCATTTGGTTCGCTCTCAAACCGATAAGGAATTCACAGAAATGTTTTGGAGGTCATAGTGTTTACAATTGAAACAGCATTGAAACAATTAGATGTTACAGAGAAACAGGTAAGGAGAATAAGGGCTGAATTACCTAGATTAAATAGAGAAAAAGTAGACAAGGAAATGAAGTTACTATTACTTGATTTACAACTTATGAGAAATGATTTAAAATCTATCAACGATAAGGAGAAAGATGAACAGTAGAGAATATCTAGATACTGCGGCAAAGATAGTAACTGGTCAACGTCAACATGACTATGGTGATAAGTATCAGAATCATAAGAACATTGCTAAGCTTTGGTCTTCCTATTTAGATTATGAAATATCAGCACATGATGTAGCGATATGTATGCTCCTAGTAAAGGTAGCAAGAATTAAACATAGACCCACAAAGGATTGTTACATAGACATGGCGGGATATGCAGCAATTGCGGGTGAGATACAGGACAATGAAGATGACTCAGATACCATTATTTCAACCACCAAGTGAGTGGACTCCTCCGGAAAGAGTACCGGATTTATCAGACGCAAAACAAATTGCTATTGATTTAGAAACAAGAGACATAGGATTAAACACTGGCATAGGTCCAGGATGGGCTGTTAGCAAAGGTTATGTTATTGGTGTAGCTATAGCTGTCGAAGGTTGGTGTGGTTACTTTCCTATTCGTCATGAAGGTGGAGGTAACTTAGATGAAAAAGTTTTTACAAGACAACTTAAAAAAATTCTAGAACTTCCATGTGATAAGATATTTCACAATGCTATCTATGATGTGGGATGGTTACATCAAATGGGATTAAAAGTACATGGTCGTATTATTGACACAATGATAGCAGGTCCTATTGTAAATGAGAATAGTCCCATGCGTTTTTCTTTAGATGAGTTAGGAAAAAAATATGCAGGAGAAAAAAAATCTCAGTCAGCTTTATATGAAGCGGCAAAGAGTTGGGGTGTTAATGCAAAGACAGAGATGTGGAAGTTACCACCTATGTATGTTGGCCCCTATGCTGAACAAGATGCAGCTTTAACGTTAAAGTTATGGGATATTTTAAAGAGAGAAATAATTAGACAAGACTTATTAGATGTGTTCAAGTTAGAGACGGATTTATTTCCTGTTCTATTTGAAATGAAAAAGAAGGGAGTGAAAGTAGATGTTGATCACGCAGAGAGAACAAAGAAAACTTTATTTGCTACAGAGAAAAAGATACTTAAAAAAATCCATGAGAGTACAAATGTCCACGTTGATGTTTGGACTCCGACATCTGTCGCTAAGGCGTTTGATGCAGCGGGAATATCTTATGAGAGAACTGCGAAGTCTGGCCAGCCTAAATTTGACAAAGACTTTTTGTCAAATCATAGCAATCCTATTGCAAGGATGGTGGTGGAGGCTCGTGAAATTAATAAGGCAAGAACCACGTTCATTGACAGTATCCTCAAGCACGAGAACGGAGGGAGGATTTTCGCTGAAATCAATCAAATGAGAAATGAGCAGGGAGGCACAATCTCTGGTAGGTTAAGTATGCAGAACCCAAATTTGCAACAAATCCCTGCTCGTAACAAAGATATAGGTCCGCTTATTAGAAGATTATTTATCCCTGAAGAAGGACAAAAGTGGGGATGCTTTGACTATAGTCAACAAGAACCTAGACTGTTAGTGCACTATGCATCTATTACAAATTTAGAAGGAGCAGATCATTTAGTTGAAGGATATAATTCAGGCAACATAGACTTTCATCAAACGGTAGCAGACATGGCAGGCATTGAACGTAAACAAGCTAAGACAATTAATCTTGGTATGATGTACGGTATGGGTAAAGCTAAACTTGCTAATGAGTTAAGTCTCACTGAGTTTGAGGCGGAGGAACTGTTTTCTAAATATCACACCAACGTTCCTTTTGTTAAACAGTTAACAAAGAACGCTATGAAAAGAGCGAGT